TCTCCAGCACTACTATCCATGTTCACCGCAAAGTATGAATCATCGAGGGTCACATTAGAGCTAAGGTCTTGGTAATCAAAACCAACAGAAGCACCAACATGTAGGGCAGAGAGAGGGCTTGCCTTGCGTATGCCATGCCGTGATGTTGCTTTTTTCCATACGTTATCTGAGCTCGCACCAAACGAGCCGTTGTCGTTGTATTGGATTTCGCCATTGTTACCACCAGGGGTTGCCTGTTGTGTTATATACCCCTCATCGTTAGTCCACTGCGAGTTGCTACCACTTTTGTTTGTAAAAGTGTCGCTACTACTGGGTGTTACATAACCAGCGTCATTATTTAGTGTAGATATGTTATCACCAGAAGCAATAAAACTAGCTGTGCTGTTGTCGTACTGTGAGAGGTCGGTGTTGAGTAGTAGTTTTAATATTTCATTTCCTGCATCATTCTGTTCGTTCCAGCTTAATAATGTATCAGCTACTAACTTACTTTTTAAATAGTCTGCCGTGGTATCGTTGCTGGTTACTTTGACTTTTTCACCGCCACTATCCTGCTGAAAGACCGCGTCTAATGTTACTTCTATAGTTTGCTCGGTTTGCTGTACTTCTAATGTTTGCTCTGTAGATTGTACTGTTACATTGTTTTCTTTTGGCTCAACAGTAACACTATTGCCAGCTTGTTTTATTTCAATAGTTTGGTCACAGTTTTCTATATTTAGGTTTTCTTGGTTGTCATTAACATTTAGTGTAGTCATACTATGCCGATACTTCATCGGTAACCCTAGCTAATACCCTGTACGTTCCTACAGCTTGGGTTGTTATGTTACCGCTAGTGTCTTTGGTTTGTACATCAAAAATATAATCACCAGTAGCTATATTATTGTCTGATTGGGTTACATCAAAAACAGTTTTACCATTAACTGCGTCGTCATTACTTCCATTATGCGAGGTTTTTGTTTTTTGTATCACAGAGTCGTTTTGTTCATTGTATCGCCTCACAGTGAACCAAAACGTGTAGTTGCTAATATCTATAAAGTTGCCGTCACTGTCTTTTAGTATTACAGTAACTGCTTTATCGTTGTTATCGTATGTTGTTAGTAGTGTTTTTTCTGCCATATTATACAAAGTATTTATTTTGTGATGTTACTGCACCGTCAGATGATGTTGCCGTTACTGCTCCGCCAGAACCTCCTGAACGTGTTTGACTGTCGCTACCACTAGAACCTGCACCGCCGCCTCCACCAGAACCTGCACAATTACCACCAGTAGAGCCACTCGAAGCAGATGCTGTATCAGTACCACCATCTCCACCTGCACCACTCGCACCTGCATAAGAAGCTCCACCAGAACCTCCACCTGCACCACCTCCATCTGTAAAGCTACCAACCGACGTACAGTCACCACCATCTCCACCTGCACCACCAGCGTTATTTATCGTTCCACTTGTAGCAGTTGCTGTTTTATATAAAATAAGTGCCATACCAGCGGCACCACCACCTCCACCTCCAGGCGCGGCATCCAAATCTTCATCTACTGTTATATTTGTTGCGTCATTACCATCGGCACCTGAAATATCTATAGTGCCAGTAAAATCTAAATCACCTGCACACTCAAAAATAATTGAGCCCCCTCCGTTTCCACCCTCTCCACCAGGGACACCACTGAGACCTGCCCCGCCGTCACCACCACCAGAACCACATGCTATCACTTGGTCTTTTCTTGCAAGTTTCCATTCTTGTAGTGAATAAAGTATTTGATTTTGCGATGTCATTTGCGATACAGATGTACCACCTGCTTCACTACCAGAATTTTGGGTGTCAACATTTCCGCCCTGATTACCGCTGAGCTCATTACCAATACTAAGTGAATTTCCGTCGCTGTTATTTGATGCACCTATGCCTTTTAAGTCAATAGTAGCAGAAATAGTAGCGTCACCAGAACATTTGAAAATAACTATTGTTCCATTCGCATGAGGGTTCGAAAACGTAACATTGTTAGTTACAACATTTATACTACTGTAATTCTTGGTAACTACTCTATTGCCACCAAGGTCAATGTCAACTGCACCGCCCGATGTGTCTAATGCACCATCAGAGCCATCACCACCAAAAGCGTTATAAACAAAATTTGGGTGTAATTTCGCATCAACACCTCCTACACTTTCGAGTAAGGGAACCCTGCCATTATCATTAGATGGCGTTCCGTCTTTAGCCCCTTGATTGATGAAGTGGCTTGCCTTGATTGTATCACCTGGTGTGATGTACTGTCCTGACATGATTATGCGTCTAGTTTAATTTGATAGTCTATCCTTGTGTCTTCGCCAGAAGACTTAGAATAATTACTGCTAAAAACCGCACGTGAAAACAACTGTGAACCTATAAAATTACCGAACTCTTTGTATGTGCCGTCTGGTAAAGAGGCGTCGGTTAAAAAATACTGTACAGTTACTGTGTCATTTGATACTACCTTTGCTGATGGGGATATACTACTCACTACTGCGTTAGCTAAATCTGTATCACTGTCGGTCGGTGTCGTGTCGTCATCGCCTATAGCACCAGCGTCTATTTCTATACCGTATGTTGTGTCGCCCCCTAACTGTCGTACAACAAGATTGCGTCCATGCCCACTTGAATTTACAACGAGGTTATCCTCCATTTGCGTACGCAACAAGTTGCCTTGTTTATCGTATGTTCGTATCCATAGCGTACCTTTTAATCCTGTTTGTTCCTGTACTTTCATAGTTCTATTATATCACATTACGCATACGTTGAGAAATTATAAACCCCTGCGTTTGGTGTAGTACCAGCGTCGTTTGAGTACTTATATGGTGGTGAGGAGGTTGTTGGTGTTTGTAAAGTGTCTGTAAAGTTAGCAGTGTCAAATGCTCCGAAACCTGGTACTTGTATGTACGATAGTAGCACCTCATCCTCATTTTTTTCTAGTTCCTCATCAAGTATCTGGTTTTGTAGAAATTCAATAATACCTATACTTTTTAGTGTTGCGTATTGTACCTTATACAAAAATACATCACCGTTTGGGTCGGTGGGGATAAGCTGTACTCTTTGTAATAGCACATCTTCGTCTATATTACGAAATGAATCACTTATAGTCATAACTTGCCCTGCTCGCAAACCAGGGGTACGGGTTTCAAATTTACCCTCTACAATGGTATCAGCGTATGTTCTAAGTTCCGCAGAAGCACGTTCTATGGCTTCGTCTTCCGAGCGTATAGTGCGGTCTTTTATTGCGTATTCTTTTAAACCAAATTCACCTATAGACTGCACATCTGGTACTTCCACAATAATAGGAAATAAAGGGTTGCCTATAATTTCTATTGTATCACCACCCGTTGGTATGTTGCCTGATGTAAAACGTAAATACTTCTGTTGGAAACTCCACATTACATCAAAGCTAGTATCATCATCCAGAAAATCAACCCCAACTGTCTGCGTTGTTGAGTTTACTTTTACGGTAGGTTTTTCTGCAAATTTATATTCCAAATTGAGCGTTCCCTCTGTAGAAACTTCACTACCATCCCTTGTTACGGTGCGCTGTACACCCTCTTTTTCACCACCCTCAACCAGTATTTTGTTTTTAATCTGTGTAATATCACCTTGCTTTACTAATGACTTATAAACAAATTTACCGTAGTCGCTATCACTAGTATCGTCGGTTAACTTAAACGGGGCTTCGTTTTCTTGTTTTGGTGCGAAGTGTATATCTTTGTTATAGTCAACGTACCAAAAATAAGAGGTAAGGTTTGATAATTTTTCCAATACCTGTGCGACACTAAGTCTGTTAAAAGCAACAGAGTCAACGCTAATACCACTACCTTTTACCTCGTTGGTTGTAAAACCGCTTGTGTGGTTAGTTACGACATCATTTATAACTGCTTGTACGTCTGTATTTTCATAACGCTCTGTTACTAGTTGACCGTTGAGCTTATATACCCAATCATCACATACGACCTTATGCTCAATCTGAAAAGCACTGGTCATTTGTTCCTCAACACGCACTATAACACCACCAAATTCCCTTGTACCGTTTACCTCTAAAATTACCTCGTCACCAATTTGTGGTTTATACGGTTGTGAACCACCCTCTTTCATTTTAAAGGTTAATTTGTCAGGGTCGTTATTTATCCTGTTATCACGTTTCAGTGAACCCCAAAGTACCACATCACTACGTTCCGTATTTGCTATTTTAAGAGATACCGACATTATAAGACTGTTCTTAGTTTAAGTTCTTCCAATATCTTATCACCTAGTTCTTCTGGGGCATCACTGCCAAATATACCACCATTGATATTAACAGTCGTACCTCCACTTAGTTCTTGTGGGTTTTTGGTTGCGAATAGAAAGTCCCTAGGATTAGTTTCAATAACTTTACCTTGTGGTGTTATCACAGCGTCATCAACCTGTTGTTTTCCTTGGAAAAAACCTTTTATTTTACCACCTACTGATTTTCCAATTCTCTGTAACTTAGATATTACATTATTTATCATGTCGATAATTGGTTTTAAGAAACCTTTTATGTCCTCAATTGTATTTTTGACTTTTTCTTTAATGGTATCCCAAAGATTAACAAAGAAGTCTTTTATCTGATTCCATATACGTTTCCAACCTTTCAAAACTGCCTTAATACCATTTACTATTGTTTTTTTCATTCCCAAAACAAACTTTAGTATAGCTTTGCCTATTTTTTTAGCTGTTTTCAAAAAGAATGTCTTAATACTATTCCAGACATTTTTAAAGAAATTCAATATATTACGCCATGTCCTTTTAAAGAAATTAGCTACAAGCTGAAATGAAAGTTTGAAGCCTGCTACAAAACCTTGGATAAATGCCTTTATTGACTCTAATACTGTTTTAATTTTATTAGTAATTGCGTCCCAAACTCCTATAAAGAAGTCTTTTATCTGTCCCCAAACTCTTATAGCAAATGCTTTTATCTTATCCCAGTTAGCAATTAGCAAAATTGTTATGGCAATTACTGCCGCAATCGCCGCCGCTATCAAAAGCAATGGTATTGTAATGAACGACATGGCTATACCTAATACACCTGCTACTGCGGTTAAACCTGCCATTACTCCAGTAAGAATAACAATCGCTTTTGTTAACTTTGGGTTTTTTTCTATCCATGTAGTAACACCGTTAAGAAGTTTAGTAAGTTTAGTAGCTAGCTCTTTAGTGTTGCCAAGCAATGTATCACCTATAGCTTTACCTGTAAGACTTATAGCGTTTTTAAATAATTGAAACTTATTCTCTGCTGTTTTTGCTTGTATAGCAAACTCTTTTGTAAGTGAATTTGCATTTTTAAACTGCTCGTTTGTTATACCTACTGCCTTTTCCATTCCCTCCAAGTTACTGCTTAGTCCAATTAGAGCTTGCCTTACAGGTGCTGATAGTGTATTTTGTAATTTTTTTGCGGCTT